AAACATAAGGGGAAAATTGGAAACCCGGAAATGGCCGCACGGGTGGTTTATCGTGCCCAGCGTCGTGATCGGCGCGGCCATGTGGGCCGTGGTGCTGCTATGAAATGTGAACGATGCCACGGCGACGGCGTGGTGCGGTCCACCGACCCGCGCCAGCCTATCCTGGTCCCGTGCCCCGATTGTCATTGCAGTCAGAGGCACTGCTGCGGGGGCGACGATATGCCCGTGCCGCCAACGTATGGAGCTGAGGATGACTGATGAGGAATTGATTGCGATACTTAGATCGCACGAGAATTGGCTCAATAAGAACGGCGGCGAGAGGGCCAATCTGCACGGGGCCGATCTTTGCGGGACCGATCTGCGCCGGGCCGATCTGCGCCGGGCCGATCTGCGCGATTCCGATCTGAGCGGGTCCAATCTGGGCAATGCCGATCTGCGTTATTCCGATCTGCGCTATTCCGATCTGCGCGGGTCCAATCTGGGCAATGCCGATCTGTGCGATTCCGATCTGCGCTATTCCGATCTGCGCGGGTCCAATCTGAGCGGGGTCGATCTGCGCTGGACCAATCTGATCGAGGCCAATCTGAGCGGGTCCGATATGACCGGAGCCACGTTGCCTGACTTTCAAATTTGCCCGGAAGAGGGCGATTTTGTGGCGTGGAAGTCTACGCGCGGGGGCGTCGTCAAGTTGCTCATCCCGGCCGACTCAAAACGCACATCCTCTCTCGTCGGGAGGAAGTGCCGGGCGGAATACGCCGTCGTGCTCGAGGGCTCAGGCAGGTCGATGTACGACCCAGACGTAGAGTATCGCCCCGGCGAGAAGGTCCACCCGGACAAATATTGTGACGACATCCGGCTCGAATGCAGCCACGGCATCCACTTTTTTATGACACAGAGAGAGGCTGAGAGGTGGCGGGGGTGACCAAACACGCACGCCTCGGGCCCATGACGCTCTTCTGCTGCTCGTATACGAAGGACGGAGGCCGCGACCGTGGCGTGGCATCCGAACGGTCGTGATCTGACGGGCCTCAAAGTCGGTCGGCTAACCGTTCTCGGCTGTGCTGGACGATCCGAGGACGGCCACCTCAAATGGCTCTGCTTGTGCGAGTGCGGATCGAGAAAGGAAATCGTGTCCAACAGCCTGACGCGCCGCAATCCGGTGCAATCGTGTGGCTGCATGAACAAAACGCGAGCGCAGGAGCGTAAGCGCAAGGACGGCGCTTGGAACGAGGGCAAGAGTTACGCGATCCAAAACGGAGAGCACTGCTACCGGACGCGCCACGGTTGGGCCAAAGCAGTCATCAGACATTACGGCGATCAATGCCAACGATGCGGCTGGAACGAGGCGCGATGTGACGCACACCATCGTGTGCCCAAGGCGAAAGGCGGGCTGCACACGATCTCAAACGGGATAGTTCTCTGCCCAAACTGCCATCGCGTTGAGCATGAGCAGGGGATGGGCGACTGATGCGCTACCTGTCTCTTTTTAGCGGCATCGAAGCGGCGACGGTCGCTTGGGCCCCCTTGGGCTGGGCCGCGTTTGGTTTTGCCGAAATCGAGCAATTCCCTGCTGCGGTTCTGGCCCATCATTACAAGTCCAACATGCCTGGAGAGCCGCTTTCCGACAATGGCACCCCCAATTTCGGCAACGTGGAAAACTTTAAGGAATGGCCTGATGGAGCAGTTGACATTGTTTGCGGGGGCAGCCCCTGCCAAAGCTTCTCAGTCGTTCGGAGTGGCCCAGCGACGGCGTCGCGTGTTCGTTGTCGGATATCTTGGAGACTGGCAACGTGCCGCAGCGGTTCTATTTGAGCGCGAGAGCCTGCAGGGGCATCCTGCGCCGCGCCGAGAAGCGCGGGAAAGACCTGCCGCCCTTCCTGCGGCTGGCGTTGCAATCCGTGGCCGAGAGGGAGGGGGAACCGCAGAACTCACCGGAGACGTAGCCACGGCGCTACGGGCGTCCCAAGGTGGTGGAGACAAGCCGTATGTGCTGGCGCCTGTCGCTCCCACCCTTCCTGGCCGAAGTACTGCGGGCGGTGGCCTCGGTACAGACTTCGACTGCGACGGAGGACTGATCGCCTCAACCGGAGATGTTGCGCACTGCCTCAATGCTGGTGGCATGGGCCGATTCGACTACGAAACCGAGACGATGGTCGCCCACGCTCTCCGTGGCGAGGGCTTCGACGCGAGCGAGGACGGGACGGGCAGAGGAACGCCCTTGGTGCCGGTGGCGCAACGGAACATAGGAGACATGGAAGATGCCAATGCCACGCAAGCCGACGCCTCTGCGTTACTGTGCCGAGTGCGGGTCGAAATTGGAGAGGAGGCGTTCGCCGAATGGGGCATTGGAGTCCTTGCTTCACTTCAACCGGCGGAAATTCTGCAACAGGCGCTGCATGGCTCGAAACTTCGACACGCGGCACGGCGAAGATGTTGGCTGGTCGACAGCGCATTATCATGCGCGAAAGGAAGTTCCGCCGGGGCCGTGCGCTCGCTGCGGGAAGCCCTCGGCGGGGGATGTCCATCACCTGGATGGCAACCATCTGAACAACTCTCCCAAGAACTTGCAGCGTATCTGTCGGGGTTGTCACAACCGGGTCCACAGGCCGCGCGGTTCATGCGCGATTTGTGGAAAGCCGCAGAAGGGCTTGGGCTACTGCGAAAAGCACTATCAACGGTTCAAGAAGTGGGGAGACCCGCTTGCGGTGAAGGTGAACCAGCACATGAGCCTTGGGCGGTCAGAAGATTAACCGTCGAGGAATGTGAGTTCTTGCAGGGATTTCCGCGGGGCTACACCGCCATCCCCTACCGCAACAAGCCGGCCGACAAGTGCCCGGACGGGCCGCGCTACAAGGCGCTCGGCAACAGCATGGCCGTGCCGGTGATGCGCTGGATCGGCGAGCGCATTCAGTGGGTGGAGGATAACGCATGAAATGTGAACGATGCCACGGCGACGGCGTTGTGCGGTCCACCGACCCGCGCCAGCCTATCCTGGCCCCGTGCCCTGATTGTCATTGCGGTGAAAGGCACTGCTGCGGGGGCGACGACATGCCGCCGCCGCCGGCGTATGGAGGTGAGGATGACTAACCCTTACACCATCCCCGACGGAAACGTGCAAATCGCTTTCAGCGGCGGCCGCACGTCTGCCTACATGCTACACCAAATCCTTGAAGCCAATGGCGATCTGCCGGATCGGGTGCGGGTTTGCTTCCAAAACACCGGGCGCGAGATGCCTGAAACGCTGGATTTCGTGCAGGAGTGCGGCGAGCGGTGGGGCGTGCGCATCGTGTGGCTGGAGTATCGGCCCACGAAGCCGTGGTACGCGGTGGTTAGTCACAATTCTGCCAGCCGCAACGGCGAGCCATTTGATGCACTGATCGCAAAGCGCAAGATGCTGCCGAATGTTGATATGCGGTTTTGCACCGTTGAGTTAAAAGTCAAGACGGCGCGCCGTTATTGTAGGTCACTCGGTTGGGACATTTGGCACACTGCGCGAGGCATCAGGGCTGACGAAGGGCACCGCGCCCGCCCATCTAAAGACGAGCGTATAATTCATTGGCACCCGCTGCTTGATGCTGGCGCAACCAGCGCGGCGGTGGCCGATTTCTGGCGGCGGCAGCCGTTTAAGTTGCGCCTTCCTTTCGTTAACCAAGGCAACCCGTTCGGAAACTGTGACGGATGCTTTCTGAAATCCGAAGCCGACAAGGCTGCGCTCATCCGGCACTTCCCTGATCGGGCGGAATGGTGGGCTGCGCACGAGCGGAAGATTGGCGCGACCTTTAGAAAGAGGATGCCGATCTCCTGCTGTGGTGGGGGTGCCTGCTGGACGACTTCCAGGTCGATGGCCGCCTGGTGTGGGAGGAAAAACGATGAGTGACATCGTAGAACGGCTGCGGGGCTTTGCACATATTGCACACGCCGCCGCTCCTTGGGGTTGTGCCGGTGAGGGCTACGTGATGGAGAAGGCCGCCGACCGCATCGAGGAGCTACAGGCCCGCGTCGAGGAGTTGAGTTTGGCCCTCGACTACTTCCTGTCGCGCGACCCCGACAAGTCCAGCTCGTGGGAATACACGCGGGATAGGGCTGAGGAGTTGGCCCGTGCCGTGCTTGGGGAGAAGGAGGCGCCTGGACAGGATGTCGACGGCTGAGTTCATCACGCCAAGGGCCTTCGAGCCCCTCTGGCGGAGCGATTGCCGGTTCATCGGCGCGCATGGCGGCCGCGGCTCCGGCAAGTCCTGGGACCGCGCCCTGCACCTGCTCATGCGGGTGACCCAGGAGACGATGCGCGTGGCCTGCGTGCGCGAGGTGCAGAACTCGATCCGCGATTCGGTGCGCCAGCTGTTGGTGGACACGATCCAGCGCCAGGACGTCGGGCACCTCTTCCAGCTGACCGAGAACGAGATCCGCTCCGCCAACGGCAGCGTGATCATCTTCCGAGGCATGGCCGACCAGAACGCCGAGACGATCAAGTCGATGGAGAACGTCAAGATCGTCTGGTGGGAGGAGGCGCAGACGGCCAGCCAGCGATCGATCGACCTCCTGCGCCCGACGGTGCGCGCGCCAGGGTCGCAGATCTGGTTTACCTGGAACCCCAGGAGGAAGAGCGACCCCGTGGACCAGCTGTTGCGCCAGGGCGGGATCCCGGACGAGCACAAGACGGTCGTCCAGGCGAACTGGTACGACAACCCCCACTTCCCGCCCGAGCTGGAGCTGGAGCGGCAGATCGACATGGAGGGTGACCCCGATCGCTATGCCCACATCTGGGAGGGCGCCTACGAGGAGGAGAGCGACACGCAGTTCATCGGCGGTGGCCTGGTCCGCGCGGCACAGCAGCGCCGGCCCTGGTCCGAGCTTGGCGACCCGCTGATCCTGGGCGTCGACGTCGCGCGTTTCGGCGACGACGTGAGCGTGATCTATCCCCGGCGCGGGTTCGACGCGGCTACCGTCCCGTACCAGGTCTATAAGCGCCTGGACACGATGCAGCTCGCCAGCCGTGTCGCCGAGATGGCGGCCCGCCACCACGCGGATGCTGTATTCGTCGACGAGGGCGGCGTGGGCGCCGGCGTTGTCGATCGGCTGCGCCAGCTGAACGTGAACTGCATCGGCGTGAACTTTGGCGCCAAGTCCGACCACGGCGTCCCTGGCCTGCCCAAGGCGGCGAACAAGCGCGCCGAGATATGGGGCGCTATGCGCGAGGCGCTGCGCTCCGGCCTGGCGATCCCCGACGACCAGGCCCTGGAGGCCGACCTGACCGGCCCCCTCTACAGCTTCACGCCCGACAACGCGATCCAGCTGGAGAAGAAGGAAGACATGCGTAAGCGCGGCGTGAAGTCGCCAGACATCGCGGACGCCCTGGCGCTGACCTGGGCCTACCCTGTGACCGCCAGGGCGCTCCAGGAGCGCGAGGAAGCGCGCGAGGAGGCCGCCTACGACCCCGTGTGGGGGTCCCTCTAGATCCGCTATCGAGGAGCGGCTACACTGCCCCTATGAAGGCTCTGAGCTTCATACCACTTGTCGTCGCCCTGGCCCTCGGCGCTTCTCCTCTCTCCGCCGAGGTCCCACCTGGCCAGGGCGGCGACACCCTGGAGGTCCGCATGGGCGCGGATCTGCCGCATGTCTACTACTACAACCACGTTGGGCAGAGATCTCGCGGAGGCCTGCAGCGGCTGACCTGGCAGGGTATGGAGATCGAGGTCCACATCAGCATCGGCGATGCCGAGACGATCACGGTGACCTCGCCGAACAACGATTTCATCCCCAGGCCGGCGACAGCGGACGTGATCGACGGCGAGGCCGTGAAGATCGACCTCCTGCCAGCGATGTTCTGAAAAAATCTAGCGCCCCACCACGCCGCTATAGCGGATTGGATGTATTCTCCCCGGAAGCGCAACTCCGAGGAGGTACACATGTGCTCTGCCCCCAGTGTCAAGATTCCAGCGGCAAAGGCACCGACCACTTACCAGCCCGAGAAAACGCCGACCTACAGCCAAGGGCCGACCGCCGCCCCGCGTGATGGGACCACGATGTCCAGCACGTCGGGCCGCCGCAGCACGGCGCTGACTGGTGGCAGCGGGATCCGTAACACCGGCGTCACCGGCAAGAAGACGCTCCTGGGAGTGTGATCTGAATGCTGGGCTCTGACACCTCACCTGGCTCCAGGGATCGAGCGGAGTTGATCCGCGCGCTGGTGAGGCGCCGGAAGTCGATGGATGCCGAATACAACATGTGGGAGCCCCACTTCCGCGAGCTGCGTGACGCCATCCAGCCGTCGCGCGGCCGCTTCAGCCTGGGCGAGGACCGGCGCTCCAGCACGCTGAACAAGAAGATCATCGACGGGCAGGCGCAGAAGTCTCTGCGCACCATGCGCGCCGGGCTGATGGCCGGCATGACCTCGCCGTCCAGGGCCTGGTTCAAATTGGGCCTGTACGACCAGGACGCGATGGAGGACCCCGAGACCCAGGCGTACCTGCACACGGTGCAGACCAGGATGTACACGGTACTCCGCGGCTCGAACATCTACCGGGTCCTGGACGCCGCCTATGGCGACCTCGGCCTCTACGGCACGTTCTGCGGCTTGATCGTCGATGACTACGAGGACGTGATCCACGGGTACCACCTCCCCGTCGGGTTGTTCCGCATCGAGGAGAACGATCGCGGCGTCGTCGATGTCATACACAGAGACGTGCGCAAGACGGTCGCCCAGGTGGTCGAGATGTTTGGCATCGAGAACTGCTCGACCCAGGTGCAGAACCTGTACAAGCAGAACCAGCTCTACGACTGGGTCGACATCCATCACGCGATCGAGGTGCGCCGCGATCGCGACCCGATGTCCCCGCTATCGATCAACAAGCCCTTCGCCTCCTACTACTGGGAGAAGACGGAGAGCTCCAAGTTCCTGAACATATCGGGCTACGACGTGAACCCGATCTTGGCTCCCCGCTGGGAGCGCGTCGAGGGCGAGACATGGTCGGTTTCCTCCCCTGCCATGATCGCCCTCGGCGATGCGGTGCAGCTCCAGCAGCAGCACCGGGACAAGGCGATCGCCATCCAGTACATGGTGAAGCCCCCGCTGATGGGCCCCGCGGGCTTCACCCAGAGGTTCAAGCACGTTCCTGGCGGGATCACGACCCTGAACGTGACCGACCTGCAGAAGGGCGGCCTGCGCCCGACCCACGAGGTCAAGCCCGACGTGGCCGCCCTGGTCATGGACATCAACGAGACGCGCGAGCGGATCCGCCAGGCCTTCTTCGAGGACCTGTTCCTGATGACGGCCGAGAGCGATCGCCGCCAGGTCACGGCGCGCGAGATCGCCGAGCGGCACGAGGAGAAGCTGCTGGTCCTGGGGCCGGTCCTGGAGAGCCTCGACCACGGGCTGCTGCAGCCGATCATCGAAGCGACCTACCACTACATGGAGCAGGCCGGGATCCTGCCCGAGCCCCCGGAGGCGATCCAGGGGCGCCCGCTCAAGGTCGAGTACATCTCGCTCCTGGCGCAGGCGCAGCGCGCTGTCGGCGTGGCCGCGATCGAGCGCACGGTGGGCTTCGCCGGCTCTCTCGCCCAGGTACGCCCCGACGTCCTGGACGGGCTGAACGCGGACGCGGCTTTGCGCGAGTTCGCGAGCCAGATCGGCCCGCCCCCCGAGCTGCTGCACGACCAGAAGACGATCGACGCGATCCGCCAGGAGCGGGCGCAGCAGGCCCAGCAGCAGGCGCTGATGGAGAACGCGCAACCCCTTGCCCAGGCGGCCAACCTGATCAGCGAGACGGCGGAGCGCGGTGAGCGCGGCCTGCAGAACCAGCAGAGGGTGGTCTGATGGTCCAGCAGGAGCCCAAGCTCGACTGGCTGGTGAACGACCTCGACCCCGAGGACGACGTCCAGCGCCGCGCCCTGGAGCTGCTGGAGCGCGAGATACACAACGCCTGGGCCGCGTTCCTGTCCACCGAGGAGGGGCGCATGGTGGCCTGGACGATCCTGGACAAGTGCCACGTCCTGTCGACCACCTACACGGGGAACGCGTCGAGCAATTTCCTGGAGGGTGAGCGTCACGTCGGCCTGCGCCTTCTGAAGGAGCACGTCCTGACGCTCGGCCCCAGGATCCTGGCGCAAATGATGGAAGAAGCCGACGACCGCTTCGATCGGCTCATGAACACGGCGGTGGACGAGATGAACCAGCGGAGGAAAGACGATGTTTGAGCAATTCGAACCCTGGATCGCGTTCAGCCCGGCGGATGTCGCTGGGGCTGGCGATGCGCCGGCTGGCGCGACCCAGGAGCCCTCGCCGGGCGCCACAGAAGGCGCCACTGAACCGAACTCGCAACCTCAGACTGCGCTCGGCGAGGGCGCTGATACCGGCATGCAGCCGGGGCAGGAGGGGCAGCCCTCCGACACCACCGAAACGGCAGAAGGAGAACCCAACACCGACGCCGGGACGGAGCATGCGCTGACGGCACCCGAGGGTCTGCCCGAGCAATTCAACGAGGACTGGTCCGTTTTCGAGGCCGACGTGAACGGGTGGCTGGAGTCCAACCCGAACGCGACGGCGACGGAGGCCCTTCAGTGGGCGGCGGAGCGCCAGGCCAAGATTGTTGCCGAGCAGGAAGCCCTCATGTCCCAGCGTTTCCAGGAGGCCATCGAGACCTGGGAGAACCAGGCGCGTCAGGACCCTGAGATTGGCGGGAACAATTACGACCAGAACGTCGCGACGGCCGTGAAGGCCGTTCAGACCTATGGTGACGACGAGCTTCGCCAGTACCTGAACGAGAGCGGTGCGGGGTCCCACCCCGCGGTGATCCGGGCGTTCTACCGTGCTGGAAAGCAGATCTCTTCCCCGCCGAACCCCCAGACCAACCAGGGCGCCGCACGCATGAGCATCTCTGAGGCTCTCTATGGCCGCGATTGATCGTCCGCGTTAGCGGAAGAAACGGAGTGAAAAATGGCTGAGATCAATCTCATCAACCCGTCCCTGGTCGACATCCTGTCCAGGACGGACCCCGATGGTCGCATCAGCACCATCATCGAAGCTGCGGAGAAGATGAACCCCATCCTCGCCGATGCCACCTATGTCGAGTGCAATAACGGCACGAAGCACCAGACCACGATCCGCACCGGGATCCCCGAGCCGGCGTTCCGTATGTACAACCAGACGGTTCAGCCCTCGAAATCCGAAACCGTGCAGGTCGAAGACACGACCGGCATGATCGAGGACTACTCGGAGGTCGACAAGGCCCTGGCTGACCTGGGCGGCAACTCGAAGGCGTTCCGCGCCAGCGAGGTGATCGCCAAGATGCAGGGCTTCAACAACTTCGTGTCGCACAACATGTTCTACGGCGACACCACCACGACGCCGGAGGGCTTCATGGGCCTGGCGCCGCGCTTCAGCGACCCCTCGGTCGCCTCGGGCCGGCAGATGGTCAACGCTGGTGGTACCGGGTCGGACAACACGTCGATCTGGTTCGTCACCTGGGGCGGCCGTGGCGCGAACCTCCTCTACCCGAAGGGCTCCTCGGTCGGCTTCAGCCACCGCGACCTGGGTGAGGACACGAAGCGCGACAGCAACGGCAAGATGATGCAGGTCTATGTCGACCACATGAAGTGGGACATCGGCATGACCGTTCAGGATTGGCGCTGCATGGCGCGGGTCTGCAACATCGACGTGTCGGAGCTGACCAACGACGCCGCCACCGGCGCTGACCTGCTCGACCTGATGATTGACGCCGAGGAGCTGCTCGACAAGGGCGCGCCGACGGTCGACATGAAGGGCGAGCTGGTGCAGGGCAAGACCTGCATCTACGTCGGCCGCACCGTTGCCAAGTTCCTGCGCAAGCAGGCGCTGAACAAGAGCAACGTGCAGCTGCGCGTCGAGGAGGTCGCTGGCAAGCGTGTGACCATGTGGGGCGAGCACCCGGTCTATCGCATCGACGCGATCTCGGAGGCCGAGGCGGCGATCAGCTTCGCCTGATAACAGGGCAGGGGGCTAAGGCCCCCGCCTTCCACCCTTTGGAAGCGAAAGGAGAAACCCATGCTTCTCGATGAACAGGCCCTGTTCTCCAACGATCAGGCCATCACCGCGTCGGCTGCGTCGACGAACTATATGAACCTCGGCGCCACGGCGACCCCGCCGGGGGCTCCGGCTGCCCTGGTGCGCGACCTGGGCGGGGCGAACAATATCGAGATCCTGGTCCAGGTGACCGAGGACTTCGCCACGCTGACCTCGCTGACGATCACCGTCGAGGTGGACGACAACAGCTCGTTCAGCTCGGCCAAGACCGTCGCCAGCTCGGGCGCGATCGCGGCTGCTGACCTTGTGGTCGGCAAGAAGATCCCGATCACGGTTCTGCCGGAGGGCACTGACGAGCAGTACCTCCGTATGTACTACACCGTGACCGGGTCCAACGCGACGGCCGGCAAGGTTGTGGCCGGTCTGACCACGGGCCTGCAGACCAATGGCTAAGACCATCAAGGTGAAGGCCAAGCACCCCGTGCAGAAGCCTGACATGACCTGGGCCTCGGAGGGCGAGATCTTCGACATCGAAGAGCACCGCTTCTCCAAACGCTGGATGGTGAAGGGCGACGGGCGCAGCAAGGCGGCGAAGACCGCCGAGGCTGACGCGGAGTGAGCACTTGGGGTCGGCCTGCGGGCCGGCCCCTCCATCAGCGAGGTGATCGATGTCGTCTATCGTCCAGATATGCAACCGGGCACTGACCACCTACCTGGGCGTGGGCGTGATCAGCGCGCTCGACGAGGGCACGCCTGCCTCGATCCAGTGCAGCCTGCACTACGACGAGGTGCGCCAGATCGTCCTGGAGCAGCATTGGTGGAACTTCGCGACGAAGAGGGCCGCCCTGGCTGCCTTGACGAACGATCGTGACGAGTGGGACTACAAGTACGCAATCC